TTCACAACAAAAGAAGATTTAGACAAGACAGTCAAAAAAATACAGAATGCCTATACAATCGCATTCGGTAAGATATATGTATTACAAAATGAAAATAATGTGAATGAGTTAATATGTACATATAATGTAGATTTATCAAAAGGTGCAGATTACAATGATGTAAAAGGAACTATATCTCTTCATAGAAAAAAACATTCTAATACATTATATACTATAAATGCTTTAAATGAGGTAATTGCAGAATTAAATAATGGATTAGTAGATAGTAAATTTATAGTACCTTGGGAAAATTTTAAGAATACTTTGATGGTAACAAATTCCGATGGGTTAAATAAAATATCTACGAGGATTTATAAAATAATTAAAATTAATTAAAAAAAGCGTTGTTTTATATACTGAAACAGGTATATATTATGGCTATGGAAAAAAAAAACGGTTATATGGTTACATAGTGAACCATAAATAATAAACAATAAAAGATAAAACATAGGAGAAAAAGCATGGACTTAAATGCTATTAAATCAAAACTAAATCAGTTACAATCACAAACATCAACAACAGAAAACTTTTGGAAACCAGAACCAGGTACACAAGTTGTTCGTATTGTTCCTTATAAACATAATAAAGATAACCCATTTATTGAGTTACATTTTCATTATAATTTAGGTAACAAAACATATCTTTCACCTGTTTCATTTGGAAGACCTGATCCAGTTCAAGAATTTGCAGATAAATTAAAATCTACTGGTGATAAAGATGATTGGATTCAAGGAAAAAGACTAGAACCTAAAATGAGAACATTTGTTCCTGTTGTTGTTCGTGGTCGTGAATCAGAAGGTGTTAAGTTTTGGGGATTTGGTAAAACTGTTTATCAAGAACTATTGAGTGTAATTGCAGATCCAGATTATGGTGATATATCAGACCCATTAACAGGTCGTGATATTGGTATTGAAAGACAAACACCTGCTGAAGCTGGAAATCAATATGGTAAAACAACAGTTCGAGTTAAACCTAATCAAACTCCAATTACTGACGATAAAGCACTTTTGAAATCTGTATTTGAAAATCAAGCTAATGTAACAGAACTTTATACAGAACCATCTTATGATGATTTAAAAGAAGCTCTTGCTACTTATCTTGATCCATCAACAGAAACAGATACAACTACAACATCTAATAATGTTGCTGCTAGTACAACTCCAACTACTAATACTGGTGGAACTACTACAAGTACAACTAAAAAAACAGACGATGTTGAAGATGCATTTGATAGTTTGTTCAATAATTAATAATCAGTAAATCGAATTATGTGGTTGTTGAAGACGGGAATAAAACCGCCCGCCGATTCATTCGAGAGTCGTGTAGCAAGAACGGATACCCCGTCTTGTGAAGTGTAACCGGATACAACCACATTATTCATAAGGAGAAAAGTTATGTCACAAAAAGACGAATTGGCTGGAATCATAGCCGATGAACTAAACAAACAATTTAAACATCAGAAAGTTGCTTACTTTCTCGATGAGGGTTCTAACCCTACAGATGTAACAGATTTCATTTCTACTGGTTCAACTATGTTAGATTTGGCTATTTCTAATAGACCCAATGGTGGGGTTGCTGTTGGTAAGATTACAGAATTAAATGGTTTAGAAGGTAGTGGTAAATCTTTAATAGGTTCTCATTTATTAGCATCTACACAGAAAAAAGGTGGAGTTGCTGTCTATATAGATACAGAGAGTGCAGTATCACCTGAATTTCTTGAAGCTATTGGTGTAGATACACAAAATATGTTATATGTACATCTTGAAACTGTTGAAGAAATATTTGATACTATCGAAACAATCGTTACAAAGATTCGCGAATCAGATAATGATAAATTAGTTACTATTCTTGTAGATAGTTTAGCAGCTGCTTCTACTAAAGTAGAGATGGATGCCGACTTTGATAAAGATGGTTGGGCGACTGCTAAAGCCATTATTATAAGTAAGGCTATGAGAAAAATAACACAAATGATTGCTCGTCAACAAGTTGCTCTTGTATTCACAAATCAGTTAAGACAAAAATTAGGTGTAATGTTTGGAGACCCCTGGACTACAAGTGGTGGTAAAGCTCTTCCATTTCACTCATCAACTCGTGTTCGTTTCAAGAATATGGGTCAGATTAAAGACTCTAAGAAAAATACAATAGGTATTAAGATAAAAGGTCAAGTGATTAAAAATAGACTTGGGCCCCCAATGAGAACTGCAGAGTTTCCATTATATTTTGATACTGGTATTTCTGATTACGATAGTTGGTTGACAGTAATGAAAGAACATAAGATTGTTAAATCGGGTGGTGCATGGTACACATTACAACATGTAGATGTTGAAACTGGTGAACTTATTAAAGAATACAAATTTCAATCTAAAGATTATGCGGAACTTATGGATAACAATTCAGAGTTAAAACAGTTTTGTTATGATAGAATTTGTGAAGCTTGTATATTGAAATATGACTCTAAAGAATTAGGTATAGATGATGTTACTGAAACTGATGAGGCTGTAGATGAGCTATAATAAGAAGGATTTAAACGATAAGTTTATATCATTTTTAGACCAAGTAAAAGACGAAGAACATAGACCAGTAACACACCTTAATGATAGAGTGTTAATTATAGATGGATTAAATACTTTTATTAGAGCATTTGCAGTAAATCCATCTATTAATGATGATGGATTACATATTGGTGGTATGATAGGATTTTTAAGATCTATCCGTTATACTTGTGATATTCTAAAACCTTCTCGATGTATTATTGTCTTTGATGGTAAGAATGGTAGTAAGAGAAGATCTAAAATATATCCAGAATATAAAGCAACTCGTAAGGTTAAGAAAAGACTTAATAGAAATGTTGACTGGGGTACTGCCCCGGCAGACGAGGAGGAGTCAATGAAACAACAGATGGGGCGATTGATTGAGTATCTCGAACAATTACCCCTGACGTTGGTTTGTATTGATGGAATTGAAGCAGATGATACTATAGCATATATATCACAGCAAGTTTTACCCAAAAGTGATACATTCATAATGTCTACTGATAAAGATTTTTTACAACTTGTAGATGAGAGAGTAAAAGTTTGGAGTCCTACTAAAAAGAAACTATATACTAAACAAGAAATACTTGAAGAATATGGTATTCCATCTAAAAATATACTTACATATAGAATATTAGATGGGGATAAATCTGATAACATAACTGGTATTAGAGGTGCTGGAATAAAAAGTATAATAAAATACTGTCCTCAAATAACTACGGATAGGAAATTTGATGTTATGGATTTATTAGATTTTGTAAATAATTCAGATTCTAAAATAAAACTCTTGGAAAATATAAAAAATAGTAGTAAATTAGTTAAACGGAATTATCTATTAATGCAGTTAAGTAAAGTAGATATTCCTAATCATACAAAGATGAAAATACAAGGTGCAGTAAATGGTGATGTACCACAATTAATTAAATATAAATTTCAGACTATGTTTCTGAAAGATAAATTATCGACACAAATAAAAGATTTAGATTCTTGGATTATGGAATTTGTTAGATTAGATAGATTTAGGGGATTAAGTGGCAAATAAATTATCAGAATACGGACATACATTTCAGGTAAAATCAATTGCTTGTCTAATGACAGATGTGGGATTTATGGGTCAAATATATGATATATTAGATGAGAAACATTATGACAATGATGCTCTTAAATGGATTGTAAAGGAATGTAAGTTATATTATAATGAATATAAAAAACCAATTACACTTGATGTGTTTAAGGTTAAAGTAAATGATGTAAAGAATGATATATTAAAAACAACAATTGTTGAGAGTCTTAAAGAAGTATTTAAACAACAAGAAACACCAGATTCAGATTTCATTAAAGATCAAGCAATAGATTTTTTCAAAAATCAAACATTAAAGAATGCTATTCTTGAATCTGTAGAGATACTTGAAAGTAAAGGTGATTTTGAAAATATAAAAAATCTTATTGATGGTGCTATGAGAGCGGGAACTGAAAGAGATTTAGGACATGAATATGCAGAAGAAAGTGCAATAGAGATGAGATATTCAGAAATGGCCCGTAATGTAGTAGCGACACCCTGGGATGTGTTTAACGAACTGACACAAGGTGGTTTGGCTGGTGGTGAGTTAGGTGTTATTGTTGCTCCTGCCGGTATAGGTAAGACTTGGATATTATGTGCACTTGGTGCAGGTGCTATGAAAAAAGGTACAAAAGTCGTTCATTATACATTGGAGTTAAATGAGGCTTATGTTGGGTTGAGATACGATAGTTGTTTTACAGGATTACCAAATCAAAATTTAAAATATCATATGGAAGATGTTAAAAGTGGTATAGAAAAAATAGATGGTGAATTAGTTGTTAAATATTTTCCAACTAAAACTGCATCTGTAAATACAATATCAGCTCACTTACAAAAGATGAGAATGATGGGAAAAGATTTTGATATGATTGTAGTAGATTATGCAGATATATTGAGAGATACAAGTAATGCCAAAGAGGTACGACATGCACTTGGTAATATTTATGAGGATTTAAGAGGACTTGCTGGTGAGTTTGATATACCAGTTTGGACCGCATCACAGGCTAACAGAAGTGCACTTGATGAAGATGTTATTGAAGCACAAAAGGTATCCGAATCATATCAGAAGATTATGACAGCAGATTTTGTAGTATCATTGAGTAGAAAAGTAGAAGATAAGATAGGTAATACTGGTAGATTTCATGTCATTAAAAACAGATTTGGTCCAGATGGTATTACATATCCAGCTAAAGTAAATACTAATACTGGTGGTGTAGAAATATACGAATCTACATCAGTAGGTGGTAAAGAACAACAAAAAAAGATTGATAATAGAGATAATCTTATGAAGAAAATGTTGGCTAATAAATATGAAGATATGATGAATGAATAGTTTTATTATCAGAGAGATAGGTAAAGAACGAGCAGTAGATATGATTCAGAATACTCATTATTCAAAAGTTATGCCAAGATTAACAAAACATTATCTTGGTTGTTTTTTAGAAGATAGATTAGTAGGTGTTGTTACATTGGGTTGGGGAACGCAACCACGACAAACTATAAATAAGATGTTTACTGGTCTTGGAACAAAAGATTATTATGAGATTGGAAAAATGTGTATGTTGGATGAGATGCCACGGAACTCTGAATCTCAAATGTTATCTAAAGTTGTAAAATGGATGAAACAAAATACATCAAATAGATTATTTCTTTATACTTGGGCGGATGGAATAGTAGGAAAACCAGGATATGTATATCAGAGTTTTAATTTTTTGTATGGTGGATTTATTTGGACAGATATTTATGTAAGTGATAAAGGTGAGAAAATACATCCTCGTTCTGCTAGAGTATTATGTGAAGAAAATGCTAAAATGATAGGTAAGGAAAAAGTATTTTGGCTTACATATGATTTCATGAAGAAAAAGGGTATTAAACGAATAAAGGGTAAACAATTTAGATATATTTTACCATTAAATAAAAAAGCTAAAAAAATGTTAAAAGAATCAAATATGAAATGGACAATAGAATATCCAAAAGATATAGATTTAGAATGGAAAGAAATGGTGGAACAAGGTAAGTATAAGATGTTAGAAGGAGAACCTAAGTTTGATTTAGGTGTGGTAGAGTATAATATGCGAAATGTAAATCCAGATAGAACAATTGATCATGAATTTTTTTAGGGATAAAAATATGATAATAACAACAATAGAAGTACCAGAAGATTATTGGGAGAGTACATCAACTAATAATGAAAATTTTGAATTTATTTACAATGAAAAAGAATTAAGTGATATTTATATATGATTTCAAAAATTGATATAAATCACATATACGGGAGGTTATATGAAGTTTGCCTTGTCAGATAATTTTATAGAACAATATAAACGAAAGAGAGCACCATTTGGATTTAACGGACTTGGTGAATTAGTATATATGAGAACCTATTCTCGATTAAAAGGGGATGGAAAAAATGAGATGTGGTGGGAAACCTGTCAACGAGTAGTTGAGGGTACTTACAATATGCAGAAAAGTTGGATAGAATCTCACCATCTTGGATGGAATGCATGGCAAGCACAACGAAGTGCTCAAGAGATGTATGAAAGAATTTTTAATATGAAATTCTTACCACCGGGTAGAGGTTTGTGGTCGATGGGTACAGCCCTTACAGAAGAAAAAGGTTTATATGCTGCACTTAATAATTGTGCTTTCGTATCAACACAAAACCTAAAAGATGACTTATCAAAACCATTTACATTCTTAATGGATGCTTCAATGGTTGGAGTTGGTGTGGGATTTGATACAAAAGGTGCAGATTCATTTATTATAAGAGGACCAAAAAAAGATAGAAATCCAGAAACATATGTGATACCGGATACAAGAGAAGGTTGGGTAGAATCAATGGCAAGATTATTAGATTCATATTTTCTTGGAATTGCTTCTGTAGAATTTGATTATACACAAATTAGAGCAGCAGGTGAACCAATTAAAGGATTTGGTGGTGTTGCTAGTGGTTATAAACCTCTTGAAGAAGTTCATATTACAGTAAGTAAATGTTTAGATAAAAATGTAGGTTCACCTATATCGGTAACTACAATAGTAGATATAATGAATCTTATTGGTAAATGTGTTGTAGCTGGTAATGTAAGACGTACTGCTGAGATAGTTTTTGGAGACCCCAGCTCGGATGAATATATCAATTTAAAAAATTATAAGAAAAATCCCCATAGAGAAACTTATGGTTGGACATCCAACAATTCAATATTTGCTGAATTGGGTATGGATTACACAGAGGTAGCTGAAAGAATTAATGATAATGGTGAACCAGGATTTGCTTGGTTAGAAAATATGCAACACTATTCAAGAATGAAAAATGGTGGAGATAATAAGGACCACAGAGTTGCAGGTGGTAATCCTTGTTTGGAACAAAGTTTAGAAAGTTATGAATTATGTTGTTTAGTAGAAACATTCCCAAGTAACCATACAGATTTAGATGATTATATAAAGACTTTAAAATATGCATATTTATATGCAAAAACAGTAACACTTGGTAAGACACATTGGCCGGAAACGAATCGTGTGATGTTAAGGAATAGAAGAATTGGATGTAGTGTAAGTGGTATAGCTCAGTTTATTACTCAACGCGGACTTGGTGAATTAAGAGATTGGTTAGAAAACGGATACGATGCGATACAGAACTATGACAAACAATATTCAGATTGGATGGCAATTCCTCGTAGTATTAAGACAACTTCCGTCAAACC